TCCCGCTGCCCCCGGTACCGGCGTTATCGCCGGCGGCCCCTGCCGTGCCGGAAGCGTCGGCGGCCCCGGCGGCAATCCTGCCCACGGAATTGCTGTTCACCGCGGCGGAGGAGGAATACATGGAGGACCCGCAGGAAACGGAAAAGATCGAGGAGGCGCTGCTGGCGCAGGGTTATTTCTCCCTGGCGGTTCCTATGCCATACGAATGGCAGGACTACATGAGGACGTACTGCGAGGAATACGGCTGCCCCTATCCTCTGGCCCTGGCGGTGGCACAGACGGAAAGCAATTTCGACATGGACGCCGTGGGCGCCTCTGGTGAGGTGGGGATCATGCAGTTAAACCCAGGCCCCGGCGGTTCCTACCATGCGGAGATCCAGGCGGCCACGGGGCTGGACCCAACCACCACCTCCGGGAATATCGCGGGCGGCTGCTACAAGCTGGGCCTGTATCTGGCCAAGTATGGCAGCGTCGAAAAGGCCGCCATGGCCTACAACATGGGCGAGGGCGGCGCGAAAAACGCATGGGCCGGCGGGATCACCTCCACCAACTACTCCAGGACGGTCAAGGAGGCCATGGAAACATGGGAATGTACGGTGAACGCCTGGGGCGGGGTGTAACCCGCGAGGCCGCCCGCAAGTATGAAACGTCTGTGACGGAGCGGGCACGGCGGGAACGCTGGCAGGCCAGCGGCTGCGCCAGAGTGGTAAGCCGGAAATATGGCACCGTCGTGGTGCCGCACGGTTCCAATTTTGCCGCCCTGCTGAACGCGGCGGAGGTTTGGGGCTGTGACTGGACAGAAATACGGGACGCAGAGGTGTGGAGGGCCGACAAGGAGGAAAGGCCGGTGCCTATGCCGCACCTTATATAAAAGGAGGGTTTCAAATGCTGATTAACGAGGGCGGGCTGATCCGCGCCATCAAAAGAGCCTACAAAGCGGGCGGGTACACCGTCCTGAACACCGGCAACGACGTGGCCATTTACACGGATCACTGGTTTGCCATGGCCAACCGCGCCCTGTTGCCGCGCAAGGTGTTGGCCACCATTGTGGAACACATGGGCATGATCCCGGAGAAAGATATGCCCACGTCGATCATTAAGGACACGGAGCCGCAGCTGGTTTTGAGAGAAACGGCGGCGGACGATATGGACCACTGGCGCGGCGGTGACCGCGGCGAGGAGGTCACCATGGTGCCGGTGATTATGCAGGGGTTCCAGATTTACCAGCCGCCCGGCGGCGGTGCCTGCTGGGGCGTTCCCCTGTACCTGGTGGACATGATCGAGCGGGATCCGGCGGAGCATATCGGCGCGGACGTGATCGACAAGGATCGCCTGCTGTGGGAGGCCGACGGCGAGGCCGTGGTGATTAACGCAGTACGGAAAGCCTGTTCCGGCTGGGCAAAGGAATGGGAGCGGGCCGTGTGGAACGCCCTGGAGGGTGTGGACCTCCACAAAGAGGAGGCCGGGCGGTGAATAACTTTGAAAGGATCACGGCCTCCCCGGAGGCCCTGGGGGACTTCCTGGGCGCCCTCCCTATCCTGTCCGGCCCGTGGGACGACGATTTCCACCGGGTATTTTGTGACAGCTGCGACGCGGAGAACTGCGACGCTGAAAACTGCGCCCACCAAGCTGAACGGAATAGCCCTACCTGGTGGCTGAAACGGGCATACACCGGCAGCGGCCCGGTTAAGACCGACAGCACGAACCCATATAAGCGGCAGGCCGCAGACCTCCGCCTGGAGGCCATGCACCAGCGGGACCGTTTTGGCCGGAACCTCCTGGCCACGGAACTGGAGGAAGCGGCGGCCACCATTGAGGCCCTGGCGGAGAAATTGGAGGAGAAAAAATGAAGTGGGATCAGAATAACCCGGAAAAGGTCAAAGACTTTATTGCAAAGATGAAGCAGAATTACGCTTTCAAAAAGGCGTATGCAGCCCGCAGGGCGTGGGAGTTCTACAACCACCCTGACGTGGCGGGAATGTGCTATGTAGCCGTCGGCGGGCTGGATAGTATTACGCTGTTTCTTTTCCTCCGGTCAATCGGGATCGAAGTGCCGGGCACGTCGGTTTCAATGCTGGAGGATCGCAGCATACAAAAAGTTCACAAGGCGCTGGGGATCCGTGCCCTGCGCCCCGCAAACGGGCCAAAGGATCGCCCGTACACAAAAATTGAGGTTATCAGAGAACACGGGTTCCCTGTTCTTTCAAAAGAAATCGCCGGGAAAATCAGCCTACTGCAGCACCCAACAGAGAAAAACGCGACCGTGCGCCACGCAATTATGACAGGCGAAACGGGCGCATACGGCGGGTATAGGAAAAACACCCGAATGAAAATGAGCCAAAAGTGGCTGGAGAAGTTCGGCGGGCCGGAAAATGAAAAATACGGGACGAACTACCAAACGGCCCCGTTCAAGGTTTCAGACCTGTGCTGTTATTACCTGAAAGAAAAGCCGTGCAACGATTACGCCAGGAGCAGCCGGCGGTTTCCGTATATGGGGCTTATGGCCTCCGAGGGAGGCCGCAGACAAAAGGCGCTTATGCTGAACGGCTGCAATTACATTAGCAAAGATACCAAGAGATCCGCGCCCTTTGCGATTTTCACACGGCAGGACATTTTGACCCTGGCGCTGGAAATGGAGGAATATTACCAAGAGCATTGGCGGGAGTTTAAGCCGATCACCGGAGAAAATGAGGACGGAAGCCTGTTATATGGCGATCCTATCCACCTGGAAACAATCGTGCCAGAAATCTATGGCGAAATAGTCCGCGACCCGCTGAAAATGACGGAGCAGGAAATTGACGCCTACAAGGCGGAGCATAACGGAGCGGAACCGGAGGGACGGCTGCGGACCACCAAAGCGCAGAGAACAGGCTGTTCAATGTGCGGGTTTGGGGTTCATATCGAGAGTAGGCCGCACAGATTTGACCGCCTGCGCTATACCAGCCCTGGAGAGTGGGAAATGTGGATGAAGCATATTTGCCAAGATGAAAATGGCGAATGGTACGGCTGGGGGCGTGTTCTTGATTATATCGGCGTGGGCTGGGAAGATGATCTTTTCGACACCGCCGCGCCAAAACTGTTGTGCGAGGACTGCGTGGCCAGACTGGGGAAAGACTTCACTATGGAGCAGCCGGCGGAAGCCTGCAACGAAAAGCCAGAGAAAGGAACTTGCTGGAGTTGCGGGAGAAAACGCCGCGTGTCGAAATATTACGCCACCGAGGAGGAACCGGCAAAATGAAAGTTTACGCGGATCACGCGGCTACAACACCCATGAGGCCAGAAGCCAAAGAGGCCATGATCGAGGCACTGGAGGATTTCGGAAACCCGTCAAGCATACACGCATTGGGGCGCCTGGCGTCTGCAAAAATGGAAAGCGCACGGAAAGCGATTGCAGAATTGTTAAATTGCCGTCCGGCGGAGGTGTATTTCACCTCTGGAGGCAGCGAGGCAGACAACTGGGCCATTCGTGCAGCGAGGTATGGCGCCGGCGACGTGGTGGCCTCTGCCTTTGAACATCACGCCGTCCTGCACACGCTGGAGGCCATGGAGAGAAGCGGAACACGCCACGCTGTTCTGGTAGCACCGGGAACAAATGGGATCATAGATCCCGCAGAGATTGGGCGGCGTGTGAGCAGCACCACGAACATGGTCACGGTTATGGCCGCAAATAATGAGGTTGGAACGCTGCAACCCATTCAGGAAATATCTAAGGAAATCCGAAAAAGCGGAAGCAAGCTAACCGTGTTCCACACAGACGCGGTGCAGGCCATTGGCCATATTCCCGTGGACGTTCAAAAAATGGGCGTCGATATGCTTTCCCTTTCCGCGCACAAGTTCGGCGGCCCGAAAGGTATAGGCGTCCTGTATTGCCGCCAGGGGGTGCAGCTGGATCCGCTCCTATACGGCGGCGGGCAAGAACGGGGGCGCCGTCCTGGAACGGAGAATGTCCCCGCTATTGCTGGCATGGCGGCGGCTATGCGTACAGCTTGCGAGAATATGGAGGACAGCGCGAACACCGTCAGGGGCTTGCGTAATCGCCTGCTGCAGCGCATTGGGGAAATCCAAGGAAACCGCATATATGGGAGCATGGAAGCCCGCTTGCCTGGGAATATCAACTGTTCCTTTGCGGGCATTGAGGGTGAAACAATGGTCCTTATGCTGGACCTGGCTGGGGTTTGCGTTTCTGCCGGTTCTGCCTGCACGTCTGGCAGCGGAGAACCGAGCCATGTATTGACCGCCATGGGACTATCACGGCGGGACGCATACGGAGCGATCCGCATTACATTGGGAGAAGAAAATACAGCGCAAGAGGTGGACTACATAGCGGCCACCATTGAAAACATAGTGGCGGATCTCCGAAAGGAGGCACCCGCCAATGGCTGAAATAATCCTGCCAGGCGACGCGCTGGAGCAACTGCGGCATTTACCGCCCGAAAGCGTCCATACCTGCGTCACCTCCCCGCCCTACTATAATTTGCGAGATTATGGCGCGGCGGGTCAAATTGGAAACGAGGCCAGCGTGGAGGAATACCTGCAATCGCTGGTTTCCGTTTTCCGTGAGGTCCGGCGGGTTCTGCGGGCAGACGGAACCCTGTGGGTGAACATGGGCGACAGTTACGCCACCAGATCAGGAAGCCAGCCGCCGACGAACACCCGTAATTCCTGCGGCCACACGGCAAAGAATACGCCGCGGGGCTACAAATACAAAGACCTGATCGGCGTTCCCTGGCAACTGGCCTTTGCCCTCCGGGCAGACGGGTGGTATTTGCGCCAGGATATTATATGGGCCAAATCCAACTGTATGCCGGAGAGCGTCCGGGACCGCTGCACCAAGAGCCACGAATATATTTTCCTACTGTCTAAGGCGGAACGCTATTATTTCGACGCGGCGGCAATCAGCGAACCTATAGCGGAGAGCAGCGCGAAACGATATTTACAGAACATCGAAGCACAAAAGGGGTCAGACAGGCAACCAGGAAAGACAAATGGCCCCATGAAAGCCGCTTTACCAAGGTTCGGCGGAGAAAAGTATGGAAATAACACCACGCCGGAAGCGAGGACAAAAAGCGGCAAGGTATATGTGCCAACTCTGCGGCGGAATAAGCGGGACGTATGGACCGTAAGCACAAGCGGCTTTCGCGGCGCCCATTTCGCCGTATTCCCTGAAAAGCTGATCGAACCCTGCATTTTGGCCGGCTGCCCGGAGGGCGGCACGGTCCTGGATCCGTTCACCGGGAGCGGCACCACCGGAGTGGTGGCTAAGCGCCTGGGGCGCGATTTCATAGGCTGCGAGATCAACCCCGACTATGCACAAATGGCAACTGACAGAATAGCAGCGGCCATGCCGTAAGGAGGGCACCGTGGAAGTAACTGTAAATATGACCGCAGAGGAGTTCCTGGAGTTTGTGGCCTGGGGGAAAGACCGGGACTATTACAAAAGCAGACTGGACAAGGAACGGAGCAAGCGGGAAACCATAGCAAAGAAAACGTGCTGGGCCATTGACGAAGATCCGAAGAAGCCCGGCAAGGTCAAGATCATTGACCAGGAACACGCGGCGGAACTGTTGGAAATGGCCAAGGATTACCTGGCATAAAAAGAAAAAGCCACCTGCGCCCGGTGCTGTCAACACGGCGCAGGTGGCAATATAGACGACGGAAAACCGTCCGATATACCTATATTATATCAGGTTCCCGGACGGAATACAAGCCGGAAAAAGCAACGGGGCCATGGCCCCGTATAGCGCCGGTAAGAGTGATTAGTAAAGTGACCAGCAGCAGAAAAGGAGGCACCCATGGCCTACGTTCATAGGGTGGTGAAAGCTGGTCCGTGTGTCGAACACAAGAAAATGCAATCTTTCCGGGTTCACACCAAAGGAGTGAAGCGCGGCCCAAATACCGGCCACACCACCGAGAAGCAGGAGCGGATCAACGAGCGGGTGGCAGAGGAACACCTGCGCTGGGATATAAACGCCAATTTCGGCCATAGGGATCTCCACGCCGTTCTACACTACTACGTCAAGGACAGTTCTTTCGAGGAGATCCTGGAGAACAAGGCCGCCTTTCTGCGGAACCTGCGGAAACTCTGCAAAAAGCGCGGGATCACGTTCAAGGCCGTGGTGGTCATAGAAACCAAGCGCATGACCAACCCGCACATTCACGTTATCATTTCCCGCATGGATCCGGAAATCATCACGGAGGCGTGGGAGAATGTCCCAAGAGGCGGCGGTGGTATCAGCTTCAAGCCTATGGACAGGCGCGGCAACCACTACAAGCTGGCCGCCTACCTGATGAAAGAAAGCCGTTCCACCATGGAGAGGTACAGAGAGATCGGCAAGCGCGGGAAGCGGTACAGCAAAACGCAGAACATGGACAAGCCGGAAATCACATACACCGCCGTGCCTGCGTCCAGCTGGAGAAAGGACCCGAAAGCGAGAAAGGGCGCCGTGCTGTATAAGTTCGACGACGGATCCACCTGCCGGAGCGGGTGGCATGAGATCAGCGGTTACCCATACCAGGAGTATTTCGAGATTTTCAACGAATAGGAGGGTTTTCTGTGAAAATCTACATATCAGGCAAGATCACCGGGGACAGGCGTTATAAAGCCAAGTTCCGAGAGGTGGAAAAGAAGCTGGCGGCGGCGGGCCATATCGTACTGAACCCCGCCACGGCGCCGGAGGGGCTGCGCCCCGTGGATTATATGCGCCTGTGTTTCGCCATGATGGAGGCGGCGGACGTGGTTCTGTTCATGCAGGACTACCAGGACAGCCGCGGCGCCATGTTGGAATGGGCGTGGTGCCAGTACGTTGGGAAACAGACCTGTTTCGACCTGGCGGCGTTTGGGGGTGGTGACAATGCTTGAAATAACCCCCATGACGCTGAAAGAGGCCAACGCATACGTTGAGCAAAACCACCGGCACCACGGGCCTGTGGTGGGGCACAAGTTTTCAATAGGCTGTTCCGACGGGGAGAAAATCGTGGGCGTGGCTATTGTGGGCAGACCTGTGGCGCGGCATTTAGACGACGGGTGGACGCTGGAGGTAAACCGCCTCTGCACAGACGGAACCCGCAACGCCTGTTCCATGCTTTACGCCGCCGCGTGGAGAGACGCCCGCGCCATGGGGTATAAACGCCTGGTGACCTACATTCTGGAGAGTGAAAACGGGGCCAGCCTCCGGGCAGCTGGCTGGAAGTGCGTGGGACAAGCTGGCGGCCTCCGGTGGACCGGAAAACGCAGGCCGGAGGTTGACCTGTACCCGGCGCAAATGAAAATCAGGTTTGAACGGGAGGTATAAGCGCATGAGTATTATTTGCATAGCCAAAGGAACGGCCACCATAGGCCTGACAACGCGGGGCGCAGATGGGAAAATCATAAGCCAGACACCGGCACGGTGGGAGCATGACCCGGACGGCGGGTGTGTTGCCCTCTGGACTATGAACCCGGAAACCGAGGAACAGGAAGCCCCGGCGCGTATCTATGGCGACTGGCAGGCGTCGGAATACCTGGGCGACGTTCTGGCGGAACTGAAACCGCGCCGAAAGGTGAACCTGCCGGATTTCCCGGCAATCGTCCGCGCGGCCATGGCCGACGGTATGGACATTTGCGTGTACTGCCAGAGTTTTGGCTGTAACGAGTGCATAGTGAACGAGTGGAAAAGCGAAAGGAGCGACGAAGAATGAACAAGACGAAAATTGACTGGGCCACAATGTCCTGGAACCCCGTAACCGGCTGCCGCCACTGCTGCCCGGCCCGCTCCCACAG